TTGCTGTAACAGTTGCTGAACATTCTACTGCCGCACTAGCACTCTGTACCCTTGTGCCAATAGCTGTAACGCTTGCAGACGCAGTTACAGACCCATAGGCATCCCATAGGGTTACTGAGGTTGTGTAGAGTGGACTATCGAGTGTGAGTGTTAAGTCATCAATGCTAGACTTTAAATTGTCTAGCGAGTCAATTGTCCACGGAGGCAGTAAGTCAGCCATCTCACGCCAAAGTGACGCTCAATGAACCAACAGCAATGCGGAACACATCGCCAGTTGCAATCGTTTTAGAAGCGTCTAGTGGTGAGTGATACAGCAAGTTACCTGCTGTAGAAGCATCACGGATTCCAATGTGTGTGATTGTTCCCCATGAACCGCCAGCTTGAGGAAACTCAATAGCTGCGGAGTTGGTAGAAGCACCATTGGAGGGCGCACCAAAAGTAATTGACTGACGAGCATAGCTAGTACCAGAACACTCAGTTCCAGTATCAGCATCTGTTGGGTCAGTTAAATAAAGTGCTAAGTACACAGTCGTAGGTGCTGTGTAGCTAGTTGCTCTCAACGTAACATTGATAAGAGCATTTTCTAAGTAGTTGGACATTTCAGCCATATTTTCACCTTGCAGTTAATTTCATTGCTAACGGAACACCAGAGTATTGACCTTCTTCATCAGACTTGGTGAGTGATGTGATTGCTCTGTCATACATAGAACCCCATGTATTGATTCGAGCATCGTTCATTAGATAAGGCTCTGCTTCAACCAATGCGCCATACAGCAAGCCATCAGGTGCAACATTTAGAAAAACATTAGAAACATTACTGCTTGACAGATATGGAGGCGCAGCAAAGTAAAGCATCTTTAGCGTATAGATGCCATCAGGTGCAGGTGCTAATTGAAACTCACTAGCAAGAATTGTGTAAGACAATGGAACACCAACTTCTGATGTTCTTAGGTCATTAGATAACGATGATGGGCTAGAGTAACTCAATGGTTGAATTGGGTTAGTCATGACAACAAAGTCACGAATCTCTAAGAAGTCGCTAGGTAGTTCTACAGTTGCATCACCAGAAACTGTGCTAGTTGTTACAGACTTGAGCATCTGACGAATACGCAGTTCTCTACGCAAACGATTCTCAGCCAAAGTAATGAAGTCTGGAATGATGCTTGTCAAGTCAGACCTAGCTAAGTAATTAGCTATTGAAGTCTGTAAATCAGAGTAGGTAGCAAAACTCATACAACTCCTGTCCTAGTGCGCCATGCACGATTCATTGGGTCATTTAACCAAGCAGCAAAACGCTTGTCATCTAGTACAGCAAAGCCACGCATGATTCCAGCTTTGTTCAAGTCATCAATAACTGTCATAGGAATAGACGCAACCTTATTACCAAATAACTGGTCAGACCATCTTGCTCTCTCGTCATACGAGTTATATTCTTTTTTGTTCTGCTCAACAATGTCAGAAACATCCTGACGAGTCTGAATAACAATACCGCCTTCACCATCAGCGTGAACAGCACTTTGTCTAAAATTGTTAGGATTTTGCATAGCCTAATTCTATCAGTTTGAGTAGAAAAGAAAATGCCCCAGATGTTTAAGTCTGAGGCATTTTTTGGGGTTACCTTAGATTAAGGTGTGAGGTCAGCCAAAATGCCGTGAGCAGCTTGGTTTTTAACTTCCAAGGTGTACTCAGCCAACAATTGTGTGCTTTCGTTGTCACCAGTAACAGCCAACTCATTGGTCTGGAAGGGACGCAGATAAGCAATAGCAGCCATGTCAGGGTCAAGCACAAACGCTGTTTCATCACATGAGTTAGTGGAAGTCATGAACCTGTTGGGAACAATTGAGATTGCACCGAAATCTGACAGGTAAACATCCGCAGCCGAAATGATGGTTGTAGGCGCATTGCTAGGGGCCATGAAACGCTGTGCAGCAATACCAGTGAAGGCAGAAACCAACTGCTTGTGAGCAGGGTTAACCATCAACACTTTAGGATTGCCACCAGCAGCGTAAACGCTCTTAACAACAGATTGCAACAAGGCTTCTGTGAAAGTGCGGTTTGTGCCGTTTACACGAGCAGTTGTACCCAAAGAACCAGCAACACCATCAGTACCGCCAGAGTAGTTTGTGTTCAACCATGCTTGCAAACCGCCCAATTTACGAGCAGTAGAAGAATCACCATTCGCAGCAATCTGGTTGCTCAACAATGAAGTTTCCATGTCACGCTTAATTTCGCTGGATGCTTTAGCCAACTGATAAGCCTTTTCAGACTTACGACCAGCTTTGTCAACTGACTGCAAAGTGCCAGAAATCTTGATAGTTTTCTGTGCAATCTGAGTGCGGTTACCAACACGAGTTGTAGGAGACATAGTAGCGTCAGATGCTGTTGCACCCTCAACTGCATAGTTAGACAAACTAGCGGCTGCCAGAGAGTCAGTCTGCCACTCGTGCAAAACAGCAGTAGCTTTAGTCTTGCCAATAGAAGACATAAAAGGTGTGTCTGTAGGGCTGATGTTATAGATAACGTCAGAAAGGTCTTCACGCATACCGATTGCGGTATATGTTTGATAGGTAGCCATAATTTAATACTCCAAAATTTAAAAGAATCGTTCAAATGCTTTAGCAGCGTCTGAGACTTTTCCTGTCTCACGCAACCTCTGCATAACCTGTTTATCCTGTGAATTCCTTGTAGGAGGCGCAGAAGTCCCAGAACGCATCATCTTGGGAGCAGCTTGAAGTTTCTTGGTTAACTCTGGCTTGCTCTTTTGAAGTTGCTCATACTTCATTGCTTTATACAATGTATGCACAGCACGACTGTCATATACAGAACTGAGTTCTTGGTCAGACCATCCAACAGACTTCGCATAGTCACGGATTTGTTTCCGTACCGCATCACCCTGTGGTGTCGCTAACTCAGGAATCAGACTAACTAGCTTCTCAGATTCATTACGGAGATGGTTTTGCAAAGAGGCTTGTTGCTCGGCTTGTTGCTGTTGGGCAATGCGTTGCTGTTCATTCCTGACTACTGCTAACTGCTTCTCACGTTGGCTCTGTTCAGCTACCGCTACCGCATAACCGATAGGGTCTGTTTCCTTTAAAACTTCTAAGTCCACACCCTGATGTTGCTGCGTAAGGAAGCTATCCAACGCTTGCAACTTCTGAGCATATGCCTGTCGCTCTTGTTTCACATACTCTAAATGATTACGTTCAGCTTCAATTGCCTTACGTTGTTCAGCTAGAGCCTGAGACTTTTTAGTGTAGTCCGTACCTTGTTGATAACCCTTGATAAGTTCGTCTAGTTCTACTTCGACTTCCTCACCAGATGCTTTGACTTTATATCTCTGCTTGGGTTGTTCTTCCTCGGATTCCTCCTCAGAATACTCAACTTCATCAGTCGCTTGTAGTTCTTCTGTTTGTTCTTCTGGTTGGCTATCACTAGCTCCGTCTGAATCACCCATTAAACTCTCAAACGCTGAAGCGGCTTGGTTTACATCTAGGCTTTCACTCCCATTAGGGTTGGTGTTTTCCATTTGTCATCTCAATAATCGCCAGAAACCTTCTGGACGGAGGTGTAGCCTATAGGCTACAGAATCTTCCACTTCTTCTCTTTAATCACAGTTTCCGAGGCCAAGCCTTCTAGGTGTCCTGTAATTAGTTCAATAGTCTTTATGTGCCTGTAAGCGTCTTCACGCCTATCAGATTCTTCTGCACTTGTGTTAATTATCACACTAATCTGCTGTTTTTTCAAGTTATCTATGACTTCTTTGAAAAAGTCATCATTTAACAGGTTTTTAGCCCATTGTGCTAACAGGTGCTTGTCCATATTGATTTTGTATCCCAGAAATAATGTCGTTAATACTTAGACTGCTTGCAGGAGGCATACCTTGTCTGCTACCCAAGATTCCCATCAAATCGTTGTAACTCAGGCTTGAAGGCTGTGAGTATTGGACAGGTGCTGGTACTTTGCCATAGTTAGGGTCTAGGAACTTCTCCCATTGAGTACCAATTAACAGGTTTCTATCTCCAAAGTTAATCGGAGGCAAAGGTGTAAATGGTGCAACTCCAGTTGGAGGAGGAGTTCTCCAGCCCTCTGGAATAGGAACAATTGGGAATTGAGTACCAGTTCCAGTATTAGACAAAGCACTACCTGCGCCAAGCAAACCAGCGGCAGCCAAAGCTAACTGAGCAACTTTTACAGGGTCAGTCTCTTTTGTTGTTGGAGTTGTTGTAGATGCTGGTGTTGATACTAATGTGGATGGTATTGTTGCTAAAGTGTCACCAACATTTGTAGATTTTGTTGCGCTAACTTGAACAGTTGGAATATTTGTTGTAGGCTTTATTGTTGAAAGAGCACCAGCAACAGTAGGAATAGTTATAGGCAAGTTTGCATTAGTTCCAGTAACATTAACTGTAGGAACACCAGATGTTGTTAGTGGTGTTGTTGCCAACATATTCACTACTTGGTCTGCTGTAAGATTTCTGTTGCCAGTTACATTTACAGTTGGTGCTGATGTTAAGTTTCCAGCCAATTGACTTGCTACAGCATCTAATGTTTTTTGGTCAACTTGCCTATCTCCAGTAACTGTCAATGCAGGAACAGTTGAAGCAATAGTGTTAATGACATTATTTAATGATGGTGCTGTGACGTTAACTGCACCAGCATCCGTAACTGGTGTAGAAACAGCTACTGGTGTTGTTACAGCCGTACCACCTGCGTTAGTAATAAAATCATCAATCTGAGCATTTGACAAACCTGCTCGTTTTAAGTCATTGATAAAGTTTGTCTCTGTAGCATCAGCAATCTGCTCTGGTGTCATGTTGGTAAAGTCAACAGGAACATCCATTGAGGCAATATAGTCCTTCAATGCACTACCTGCGTAAGCACCACCACCACCCAATAAAGCGGCTTTCAATGTTTCTTCTGCACTACCACCTGTCAAAGCAGTAGAACCACCTGCAATGGTTGCGCCTGTAGCACCAGCCAAAGCAGAACCAGTTAGACCAGTAGAACCTGCAATCAGATTGCTTAGATAAGGCGCACCAAGAACACTAGCAGCCAAAGCTAAAACAGGACGAGATGCAGCCAATAATCCTTGGTCACCACCGCCAGCAAATACGCCTGTATCTACGATTTCACCAGTTTTAGGATTGTATGTTTCCCAAATAGCAGGGTTATTAGGATTAGTCCGAGTTTGGTACATCAACTCAGGCAAAGCAGCAATCTGCTCATCAATGTTATCGCCTTCGATAACTGTGTTTCTAGGTTTTGTAGCCATAGATTGTCCTGTCTGTGCTATCTGTGTAATTTGTGCAGGTGTAGTCGCAACTACGTTAGATGTTTGTACTTTAGCAATATCTTGAGGAGTGCTTGATGGAACATCATTCTTAAACTGAGATAAAGAATCAATAACAGCTTGGTTATAAATTGCTGTACCTTCTGCGTTTGTATGCAAGGCATCTACTAACAACTTCTTGTTTTGCAGAATCTCACCCTGTACGCCTACCAAAGCAACATTCTTATTTTCTTTAGCAATCTCGTTAAACAATGGGTCAACTTTAGGGTCAAAGTTGTTTGTCACCACATCATTGATAGACGCAGCATAAGGAGAACCAGTAAGGACAACATTAACACCTTGGTCACCCAAAGTTTTAACAATCTGGTTTATGTTGTCTTTGATAGTTCCTTTATCTACGCCTTGTAGAAAATCAACACCACCTGTTTGCAAGAATACAGTAGCGTTAGGGTCAAACTGACCACCACCTGCCAAGTAAGTGTTTAACTGATTAAGAGTGTCAGCAGTTGTTGCACCGCCTACAGCTACATTTGTAGTAGCCTGTCCAGTTGCTTGTGTTAGTTGCTCTGGCAATGCCGTATTGAGACTATTCCAACTAGCACCTGCTAAAACATTACCACCAAGCAAACCACCTGATTTTCCACCTGTTGCATTGGCTACGTCTTCACCAGAGATTCCATATTGAGCCATAGCCGCTTGAGTTGTAGCGGCATCTGGACTAGAAGCTAGAAAATCACGGATGGTTGCGTAAAGGTCTTCAGCAGAACCACCTGTGTTCATCCGATAGCGCATTGCATCAGAGATAGCCATGTTTAACCCCTAATCTCTACGTTAGATGTAATGCCAGCACCAATCTTCATTGCTTTCAATTGGGCTTCTGCTTCAAACTCTTGTTGCTTCAGCGCAAAGTAAGCCTGTTGTTTCTCACGCTCTAATTGCAACTTAGCCATCTCTTTCTCACGCATCAATTGCATTTCAAGAGCAGCCTTCTGTTGAGCCATCTCCATGTCAATCTGTTGTTGCTGTTGCTTCAACTGAATGTCAGCTTGTGCTTTAGCTTGGTTAGCTTGTATCTCAGCTTGTGTCCTAGCCATGATTGCTTGAACCTCTGGGGGCATCTGCTGTTGCTGTGGAGGGGGATTGCTTAACGCTTGGTCTTGCTCTGGCGTAATCGCTTTGTAGAACTCAGCACTATCTTTAAAGCCAGCAATCTCAACCATGCGTCCCAAAGTACCACGATACTGAGCAGGGGAAACGTAAGGATTAGCAGGGCCGTACTGACCAATCAACTGCTCTTGTTTAGCAAGAACCATCGACAGCATAGCCATCTGCTCTTGTCGGTTTCCAGCACCCAAACCTACGTTGATAGAAACATCGTATTGATTAGCCCATGTTCTAGGGTCAAACTCTACGAACTCACCACGCATACGAACCATTCGTGCCTTGTCCTGATACTTACAGAGCAAGTGCAAGATGCCTTGGAACAAAGACTTAACGCCTGTCTCAGCAAAGATTCGAGCCATTAGTTCAATCTTACCTGCGCCAGCTTGTTGCATAGAAGCAACCGCAGCAGCAGTCACGTTCTGCAAGATGGCAGGGTCTAAGCCCTGTGAAGCATCACTAACACCAGTACGCTTAGACTGTACTGTGTCCAGATACTGAAGCATCGGGAAAGCCTGATTTGCCACGTTCTGAACAACTAACTGTTGAACAGCACCTTGTGACTTGGCACGAATAACACCACCAGCCGTAGATGTAAGCAAGTCATCAAGGTTTACTTGACCTTCTACAGCAACAACTCGTGCATTGTTTGTCAGATATAAGTTATCCAACATCTGACGAGTGATAGTAGTCTTGATTAACTGTAGGTCAACTGTTCTGTCAGCTAGTGAGTTACCAAAGAACTTGTGCGGAATTGGGATAGGACAGATTGAGTGGAAAGGAACATAGTCCACTTCCTCAACCATCTCCTTACCCTTCTC